GAAGCCATTTGATCATTCCATTCGAAACGACCAATTACACCAGAATCACCCATAATTACAATGTGTGCGGGAGCAAAACCAATTGGTTGAAATCTTGCGATTGCTGCTGCTGGATTAGTCCATTTAAACGTTCTTTGTTGTGCCATTTATTAACTCCTTTACTATTTTAATATTGATTAAGTGTGTGTTACTAAAAGATTTACAATAAAAGCATCATTTAGAATCCTAGCTGCAAAAGGGTGCATCCAGCCAACTGTTCCTCTTTGATGTAACGGATCGGCAGATCCAGCACTTCCTAACGGATTTACATAGAAGTCTCCATTTTCAGCACCCAAAGAAACAACTCCATAGGCATCTTGACCAACAATTGGAATTGTATAAACTGGGATTGTAGCTCCATTACTCGGCTGTACTGATGTATATAACCATCTTACATTTCCAGTATTTCCCCATTCACACGGCATAACTGGCCCTTGTTGAGCATAGTTAGCAGTTGAAAAAAAGTTTGAAACTTTTTCTAAATCATCAATTAGTGCAGTCGGAATCATACCAAAATAAGAAGGGCGGATCGGATGTGTATCATCTGCGCATCGACCAGGAATAACTTCTGTAATCATTTTTGCATTATTTTGAAGCAGTGTTTTAACGACTGCATCAATATCGGCTTTGCTAATATTTGTAGGAGTTTGAGCATTAGAACCACCTGTAGCTAAAATACTACTAGTACTATTTGCTAATACATCGTATGTAATTTCATCTAGTGTTTCACCTAGATTTTGTGCTAAAAGTCTTGCTGCTTGATTAAGCGTATAATCTTCTGAAGTCAATTCTACTTCATTTGTGATCATCACATAATTACCATAAAATTGCACACGAGCTTTAATATCTTGTGCGCTTAAAAGTGCACCTGGCGGAGTAATACCTTCTAAGATTGGTACTGGCACCGTTGGAAGTCTGTTATATCTTCGAAAAACAACTGTATCGCCTGAATTTAAAGGCAATGTTCTTTGTTGTGCAAATCGTGTATGAATCAAACAAGGGTAGGCTGTTACCAGCAATACTCTATCATAATAATCTCTAACCGCATTTGGCAGTGTGCTTGTAGTATTTAAAGCCATGATTCTCCTTTTTAACCTCTGTTAGCATTCCTATTCATCAGCTTTTTAAACTCATCATCTGACATAGATTTAAACATACTCCCCTTACCTGTAGAACTAGATGTTCCTACAGCTGACAGATTACCAGTTTTTTGAGAATTTGCGATAATTCTTTCAGCATCCTCATTTTTTTTAGCCTTCCGCTCTTTATCTTGATATTGAGTTGATTTTTTAGCCAAAGTGTAAGCCAGTTTATAAGGGTTTCTTGCATTTTCTATTTCATATCTAAGTTCAGGCTCTTCTTGCAGAATGCCTGGGAGGTAATTTGTTATTATATCGTTATAGTCAGAATGAACTTGAGACATTTTGAGCTCTTGCGTATCTTTTTCCCTGTTGCGCTCAAGCTGGCTCAAAACCTTTTTTGCTTCTCCGACGGTCAATACATCGTGATCATTTAAGGAGTCTTGCTGCTCTTTTTGAGCGTTATTTGAATATTGATTCGCTTTCAGAAGCTCTAAATGCTGATTTATCATCTGCATATTTTGTTTTAATTGCTGATTTTCACTCCGCAGTGACTGAACTACGTGAACGGGCACTAAGTTTTCTTGCGTTGAGTTATCGTGTTGAGCGGCGGCCTCAACTGTATCGCCCGCGGTGTTTTCGTTTTCTGACATAATCACCTTCGCCCTTAACAGGCGGCATTATTTGTTATAGATATATGCATCGCCAATACTGCTTTTATTAGCTACTTGTTCCGAATGCATTAATCCGAGCGCATCAAAATTAAATGGAATGTCATGATGATTTACTTCCCAGTCTATATCGCCCTTAGCGTTATCTACTGTTCCGATAATCAGACCAACCATTGATTTTGGCTTATTATTAAAATAAGCTTTTATAAATTTTGTTAAAGTAGGCTTCCCTTCATAGGAGGCAACACTTTGCTTTAAAAAAATTACGATCCAATATTTACCAACAATATGACGGTTAGCATGTATTATTTTTGTAATAATCTTTTCATCCGCCTCGATCATTGCATCTCTTGTTTCGCCAATTTCTTGTTTCATAATATTTATCTTCTATTTTGATCTCTATATGCAAGAGGCATGTAGCCACTACTATTAGTATCATTTGACGGAATATAATATACAGGACCTTGTTGTCCAAGTGTCATAGGCATTTTATCAATAGACATATAAGAGTTGATCACTACATCTCTTTTTTCAGCACCTCTTTGAGGATAAGTACTGCTATTTTTTGCATTCATCATCATTTTAGATTTGGCCATTTAAAACCTCCATTTGGTTAATATTTACATCTGCATTATTTTGCAAAGGCAAAGCTTGTGATTCAGGAATTTCTTCCGTCATTCTATCTACGATCGAAATGTTATCTGATTTGATCGCTTTTTCTTGTTCTTTAAAGTTGTTTTCCATGATACGGATCACACTTAAATATTTTATCAGTCTATCATCATCTAAGCTTTGAAGTTCTTTTATTGCCTTAATTCTGGTAAGACTTGCATTTGCTCTATCTTCTACAGCACTTGAAGCACGTGAATCTTCTAAGCCCATATTTGCAATAGCTCGTGTATAGTTTTCTTTTGCTGACGCAATTGCTGAAATAGATTTAGATGTATTATATTCAGCTTGTGATTGCAATAAAGCTTGTCTTTCTTCTGCTTGACCTTGCGCTGCTTGTTGCTGTTGCTCTTGATAGGCTTCAATTTCAAGTATTAGCTCGTTCTTACCCTGAAGGGGAGCTGCTTTAATTAACATCATTGGAGGTATTGGCTCGCCAAGCTGTTTTAAATCGACTAACTGCCTGAAAAACATCTGCCTTTGAGTATCAGTTAAAATACCTTCTTGAACTACACAATCATATTTACTAAACTTTTTATTATAAAATTGATCTGTCGGTTTATCATTTATGATCCTCTCGATCTTTGATGGTGTCCACGTCTGAATCTGTTTTAAAATCTTTTTAGACATAATTTTTTGAGAAAAGCGTAGATTATCAAACAAATCTTGATTATTTACAAGACTTGCACCTTGTCTAAGCATTGCTAATACGCCAGATTCTTGCATATCTGATTGACCAAATGCTGCATCATTTACGCCAGCTATTTCCATTAAATCTTTATCAAAAAGCTCCGTAAGTGCAAACATGCTCGGCGGTATTTGTGCAGCCTGTATTCTTTCTAAAGATCCTGGCAAGGCGTCTGCTGATCTCCAAACCACTTTACCTTGACTTGTTTGGAAAAGAGAGTCTTTATTTACTACTGCGCCCTCTGTTGCTATCCATCCTGAATTAAGTTGTGATCTGATAATATCGACCATCACATTTCTTCTTGTGTTAGACTCAATTTGCGGGTCTCTTAATGCTCTAACTTTAGACTGAATACGTAAAGCCCAGTTTGTACTTTCTTGCTCAAAGTTTGCTACTACTGCAACAAATGGATACTCGTTTATTCCATCAGGATTTTCTTCTTCTTCAATAAACTGATTGTTGACAAGGATTTTTCTTGTGACATAAGCTTTTTGCTTTTTAATGATTTCAAGTTGCGGGTAGGTTATTTTTAGTTCTTCTAGATACTCTTTTGATCCGTCCTCATAATCAACGAATTCGCCAGTTTCTGTATCAACTAAAACATCTATAGACTTCCAACCTTGTTGCCATAGCTCATCATATGCCATCATTTTTTGACCGCCAAATATTCTTTGATATGGAAGCCAGCTAAATTTATTGTCTCTTTCCCATCCATGTTCAGAAAGTTCTTTTATCTTTTTTTTATGCTTTGGCAGTAACGCAATCGCCTGATCTTCTGATAGTAGTTTGCGTCTTATGATGTAAGAAGCATCGCTAAGATCAAGCTTTGTAAAATACGGGTCTATGATAAAACTTTTAAAACTTTCACGCGTAAGACAAATGTCTCCGTTAATTGGATCGTCCGTGTAGTTCATCCATATCGACATAAGATTAATGCCAGTTTTTAAAGCTCCGCCGAAACTATCGGATATTGTTTGATATCCATCCGCTGACTGCATCACATATAAAAGACATTGAGAAAGCTGATCAGCAGTCTTTTGATCTGAATTTTCAACGGGTGTTACGATTGATGAAAGCCTATGTTTGCGCTGGTATCCAGTTAACATATTTATGACACGCTGGATCCTGTTATAGACTAAAGAATGACGTTTTTCGCCGTTCAGTGCTATTTTCTCACTTGATGTATATTGCGCCCCTAAATAAAAATCTAGATCGATTTGTGCTTCATCAAAAAAAGTTGCCCATGCAGTTGAACCCTCTTCATAAAACTCGTTGAAAGTTTCTTCGACATCTTTTTCTTCATAGCTCATCTTTTTTCACCTTAAAAGTTTCTGTAGTTCGTTCTTTCCAGATCTTTTGCCTCTTGCTCTGTCATACGAGTAAGTTTATACTTGTTCATAGTAACCCCCAACATCCTAAATGCATCACAATAATGTGAGGACCAGTCATGCACTGGACGGTCAGAATATACATTAAACTTTTCATTATACACTTTATGATAATTTTCCAGACATTTCAAGAAATATTTACAATGTTTACTATCTATCCATAATCTATTGAATAAATTTCTTGTCATTTCAATTCCCTCTATTATAGATAGGTTTGGAACGATCTCAAATTTAATCCCAAGATCTTTAGCTGATTGCCAGCGTGTTTGTGCTCCATGTCCTAGCTCTCGTACTTGTATATCGTGTGGCGCATAATGTTTGCCATAGATCCACTCATTTTTATCAGCCTTGGCCTTTAAAATGCTTGCATAATGGTTTATACCTTCACCCTCGTTTGAATATGTATCAATGATATGAATTTCTTTTCCAATAGTCTGCACAAAAAGAATAGCACTTGCATCCGAGACACCAAGATCCCAAAAAGTATCGACTGGAGCGTTTGGGTCATGCGGTACTCTCGTTACTCTTTCATCAAGCTCAACTTTTGCTAAAAGTTTTGCGTAAAAAGCTCCTTCAACACCCTGATCAAAAGAACAATAGTATTCTTGCTGTATAAGCTGTTCACTCATACCCTCATCCCGCTCTTTTTGCATATCATCGTCAGTCAGAACATTTGTATCGTCAATAGTAAGTGTTTGACTGAACCAATCAGGGTTATTTTTTGCCATTAAAAACATATCGTAAGCATGATTCTTACCCCGAGGAGTAAAATTAAAGATCGCCCAACCTTCATTTTCTCGCATGATCGGACGGATTAAATTCCAAGCATTTGCATCCTGAAGTGAAAATTCGGAGAAAACGCAACCGACTGGATTGATTCCGACATTGATGATATTATCAGTGCCCATTATCTGGATGATAGAGCCATTTTTTAGCTTGATTTTCATTTCCATGGAATTAATTTCACCGTCGATAATACTTTTTGGTATTCTGTCGATGAATTTTTTTCCGTCTTTATCTTTTCCGTCCCATAAAATACGCCTTCCAAGCCTTGAGGTTGGAAAAAAGTAGATGTATAGACCAACTCTATGCCAGAAAGCTTTTTTGATCATGATGGAGAAGCAAGTCATCTCTTTGCCAGCTCGTCTATGCCATACGATGACAGCTCTTTTAAACCCTTCATCGCATGCTTTTAATAATGGTAGCTGATAGCTTCTTGGTGTAAAGTCAGGGATAAAAACGGTCATTTATCTTTTTCATTTTTTTCTTCTAAATAAGTCTTTTGCTTAGTATCGCTATACGAAATGACACTGACTGGCACTTGACCTTCAACAGCTACTATCTGTCTATCTGTATAGTGATGAACTGCACATAGCATAAACTTGCTCATCTGCGAATCAAAACCTCGTGTAAGGCCTCCTTTAACGATCTTTGACTCTTGCACAACTTTTGCATATTCTAAAACCGTACGGAACTTTTCATTCTGACCAGAAAACCTAGCAAAATAAATCGGGCTAAAAAAGTCACCCGTTTTTTCTTTTATCCATAGACAGAATTCTTTAAAAAAAATGAATTCGGGCGTCTCAACAAACTCCAGAAAGTAGTCTGCGAAAAGCTCAATTCTCTCATCATCCCACAACAAAGGCATTCCAGCCCCTGGACGCAGTCCGCCTCCTTTTTGGAATTGAACGCCTATTGTATTGCCAATTTTAAAGCGTCCGTCATTTTTTACTGGTAAAGTCTCTTTCAAAGGCTCTTTTACAACCTTTTTAACCTTTTTAATAACTTTTTTTGGCTTTGTCATGCATTATCCCCTATAAACTCTATCTTAAAGTGCATAAGTTTGTCGAAAGCAAGCCAAAAACCTCCGAGCTCATCAAAGTAGACATCTTTTTGACTTATAGCTTTAAGGAAAGGCTTTAAAGCGTCCTTGCTGATGATAACTTCGAAAGTTTTATCACTATCAAACGTAAATGTAATTTTTGCATTCATCATTTACCGCAGTTGCAAGAATGCTTTGCACTTTTTTTAGCTGGCTTTTGATAACTTACACTCTTAGACATACTTACATCATCTTTTGCGCTACTTTTAGCTTTACTAATCTTTTTCATGGTGAATCCTCATTTTTATTTCTTCTTCATCTTTACTTTTTGGCTGCAGATTTTCGCATGCTAATTTATCGCTCACAATAACCTCTTTGGTTCTTTGAAACAATAAAACATGTTTAAAGCCATCTGTAGACTCCGTAGCTTGACATTGTATCAAATTCCATCCAGAATTCTCAAAAATCTTGATTTGAAAATTAGCGCTTTCAATACTATCAAAAGGATCTTTGTTGATAATTAATTGCATTTTTGTTTCTAACATTAAAAAAACCTACACTATTATGACGGAATTTAAATACTGTATAAAAAACGTTACAAACACGCTCTTTTTTGTAAAATAACAATTTTAATTTATTTGTTCAATCTTTTTTCTTGCACTTTATGTCCTAAAGTGTTACATTACTACTTAAAGCACACAAGCTTTAAAAACAGAACACAACAACGAGAGAGAAAATTATGAATATATACGGATTTAAAAGCTTCGGAAGCTATTGGGCATGGAATGCAGATTCAGAGGGCGAAGCGACTTTACTTTATATCAATAGCGTTATAGCTGGAGATTTTGATTCATTATATGAAGCGGTGATAGCATATAACCAGTACTGCAAAGATGTCAGCATTGACAATAGCATTTACTGGACAAAGCTTTAAAACAAAACATAACAAAAAATAGGGAACAAAATGGAAAAAATAAAAATAACTGATCATTTAGCATATATTGCGAGGCCTTTTATGCTGATTGTTTTAAATGATGAAGAACTAGGCTATTATCTCACAAAAAATGGAATAAAGCTAGGTCATCGTTGCACTCAAAAAGCCTACGAAACTTTAGTCGAAAAAAAAGGAATTTGCTTAATACAAATTATATCAGTAGAAATTGATGAAAAAATTATTTGGGTTACTATGCAAGAATTTGAAGACAATAATTTTATCGAAAGAGAAATAAAACAAAAAGAGTTTTTAACTCAAGAAATTTCACTACAATAGTAAAAAAAACATTTAGATTAACTGCCGTACAGGCAGCAAAAAAAACAAAAAATAGGATAGAAAATGGAAAATAAAAAATATTTAATGGGTCACGATAGCGAAGAAAATGCATTTGTTCGATTTAAAATGCGGGGTCATAATTGTCAATCTTGCGTAAAGTATTGGATCGAGACAAAAAAAAACTACGGTCAAAGACTCTGTTATAGAACATGCGACAACAAAAATAATAAATGGTTTGCCGTGAAAAAAGGCGTCTACTCCGAAATTTTAGTCATGCATGTAAATAACGTCGGTGATGTTTCGTGCGAAGAACTAAGCAAATACTCCAATTATGAAAAAGTCATGCAATTTAAGGACAATTGTCTTGATTTTTTAGATGATGTACAAAAAGACCTTCTGAAATATTTGATAGTATTATCTGAAATTTCAAAAAACGTCACTTATACTATCACAGAAAAAAAACCTATATCTTTATTTGCTATAGATCGTGATCAACAGCTGGCGACTATTGCGATAGAAGAAAAAGAAAACGAAGCAAACGAAGTCCGAATCATGAAAAATATAAAAGCTGTTGTCAATTTTAGATACAGAAACATCAAGCTTTAAATTTAGAGCCCCTAAAATGGGGCAATTTAACAAAAAAATAGGAAAAACATTATGAAATATTTAGCGCAAGATGAATTTAAAAAATTTGGTGAAATTTACGGGTCAACAGTCGACCTACATTTTAAAGTGATTAGAGGAGAAAAGCTTAATGCAAAAAAAGAGTTTGAAGAATATTTGCACGGCGTTAAAAC